CCAATGTGGCTGCATACTTGCCTACCTACACCGGCAATATCTCTGCTGACACCATCACTGCCAACACATTTACTGGCAATATCACTGGTGGCTCAAACACAGCCAGCACCGTGACTGCATCTGCACAGCCCAACATTACCAGTGTGGGTACATTGACATCCGTAAGTTCCACTGGCAATATCACAGGTGCGTACATCCTGGGCAACGGATCAGGACTCGGCTCAATCTCTGGTGCCAATGTCACGGGCACAGTGGCCAATGCCACGTATGCAACATCAGCTGGATCAGCCACGAGTGCAACCACAGCAGACACTGTGACCACGTCGGCACAGCCCAACATCACTTCAGTTGGTACACTAACTTCACTTAGCTCTAGTGGCAATATCACAGGTGCTTACTTTATAGGCAACGGGAGTCAGCTGACAGGGTTGCCTGAGTCGTACGCCAATGCCAACGTGGCTGCTTATTTGCCCACTTATACCGGCAATCTAGTGAGTCTACAAGGCAATGTCACAACCACTGCCAATATCAGTGCCAGCCACGTGCTAGGCAATGGTTCTGGACTAAGCTCAATTACTGGTGCCAATGTCACAGATCAAGTGGCCAACGCCCTGGTCTCAGGTACAGTATACACAGCAGCACAACCCAACATCACATCAGTGGGCACATTGAGTAGTTTGAGTGTGACTGGCAACATTTCAACTGCTGGACTTATTAGTGGTAACGCAGCAGGTGCAAGCAATCTAGTATTTGGTAACATCACAACATTCAGCACAGCAAACATCACCACAGACGAACTTTATTTACAAGCTACCACTCGACTAGAAGTAACTGCATCTGGTAGTTCGGGGTATTTGTTTGATCAATATGGTGCTGGGCTTAATCCTACTTTGTATGCAAGATCCGGTGACACTTTGGCTTTTAATCTTGCAGTGACTGGTCATCCGTTTTTGATCAGACTCGGTGGTGCCAACTACAGCACTGGACTTAATCATGTGACCACGTTGGGTGTGGTATCTTCGGATGCTGCAGCACAGGGCCAAGAAGCAGGAACACTATATTGGAAAATACCATATGGTATAACTGGTAATTATCAATATCAGTGTAGTGTACACGGCGGCATGTTAGGTACAATTGCAATAGCAGATGCCAATACGTCCAATATTTCAATAGCATCAGCAGGTACAGTCACTGCATCTGCGCAGCCCAACATCACCTCAGTGGGCACACTGACATCACTCAGTTCCTCTGGCAACATCACTGGCAATTATTTTGTTGGCAACGGATCTCAGTTGACTGGCTTACCTGAATCATACGGCAATGCCAATGTGGCTGCCTACTTGCCCACATACACTGGTAACTTGGTGGCACTGACTGGCAACGTTACCACAACTGCCAATGTTTCTGCCAACTACTTCTTGGGCAACGGATCTCAGTTGACTGGTATAGCTGCAGGTGGCGGTACTACTACATTCAGCTCAACTGCTCCGGTATCGCCCGCACAAGGTGACATCTGGATTGATGCAGACTCCGGCATCCAATACATATACTTTAACGATAACACATCCAGCCAATGGGCCGAAATGGAAGCACAAACCTCTATCAGTCCAGGTGCCGACTTGTCTGCTGTGGCAGCCAACATCTTGCCGGCTGCTGATGTTACCTATGATCTGGGCAGTGCAACCTATCGTTGGCGCGACATCTATCTGTCAGGCAACACCATCAATCTAGGTGGTGCCACAATCAAGACCGACGCCGGCTCGGGTGCTATTGCCTTGATTCCCGAACCCACTGAGGCCAACCCCAATCCATCAGGTATGGTTGTGAGTCCTTCGGGTGGTATCACTGTGGTAGCCACAGTGGGTGGTGAGGTGTCGGGCAATGCCATTGCCAATGCAGCCGCTAGCCCCACAGCAGCACCTGTGCCCATAGACATCACTACTACGGCACCCACCAATGGCCAGGCCCTGATCTGGGACTCAGCCAACGAAGAATTTGTGCCTGGTAATGTAGGTGGTGGCACACCGGGTGGTGCCAACACGCAGATACAGTTCAACAATGCTGGTGAGTTTGCTGGCAGCGCTAATTTAACATGGTCAGGGACAACTTTAGACGTAATCGGCACAGCCAACATTTCTGCCAACATAACTGTGGGCAACATTTTAACCGACGGATACTATTATGCCAACGGTGAACCGTTTGCTGGCGGCGGCGGCGCCACAGCCACAGTGTATGGCAACATTGGCAGCTTGCCTCTGGCCAATGTGACCACTGGATCCATGGCATTTGTGAGCGGCAACAATCGTTTATATCTCTGGAACGGCACTGGTTGGTTCAACATTGCATTGATCAATACAAATCCGACAATCACCAGTGGCCCTGATGCAAGTTATGTATTTGCCACTGACGGCACGCCAACTGTGCTGACTTTGGTTGCTGAAGATCCAGAAGGCATTCCAATTACATGGAGCTATCAGGTCACTAGCGGATCATTAGGTAGTACAGCTACTATATCTCAAGCTGACAATGTGTTTACTATCACACCTAGCAACAGTCCTGATTATAGCGGCTCATTCTCTGTTACATTCACAGCCAGTGATGGCGTCAACATTGCCACTGCAGCGTCCTCATTTACATTAGTTTTTCCGCCCAGTTGGGCTTTGCCTTTTATCAATCAACAAGCCAAGATACAAGCCAGTGACACAGCTCCGAGTGATCGGTTTGGAACCTCAGTGGCAGTTAGTGGTAATACGGTAGTTGTCGGTGCCTATCTGGGAGACCCTGTCGCGCAAGCTGATGCTGGAGCTGTTTACATCTTCACCAGATCAGGTACTACTTGGACACAACAGGCCAAACTAGTCGCTAGTGATGCACAAGCAACTGATTGGTTTGGATCCTCAGTGGCAATTGATGGTGATACAGTGGTGGTTGGCGCCCACGCCGAGGACACTGGTGGATCCTCGGCTGGATCTGCCTACATCTTTACCAGATCAGGCACTACTTGGACACAACAGGCTAAAATACAAGCTGGCACTCCACAAGCTCCTGCTCTTTTTGGATACTCAGTGGCAATTGATGGCGATACAGTGGTGGTTGGTGCCTATATGGAAGATGTGCTTGTTGACCAAGGCGCAACCTACATCTTTACCAGATCAGGCACTACATGGACACAACAAGCCAGACTAGTCGCCAGTGATGCACAAACAAGTGATAATTTTGGATACTCGGTGGCAATCAGTGGTAATACAGTGGTGGTTGGTGCCCGGTACGAAGACCCTGGCGCCATCAGTGATGCTGGAGCTGCTTACATCTTTACCAGATCAGGCACTACTTGGACACAACAAGCCAAACTAGTCGCCAGTGATGCACAAGCAAGTGATAATTTTGGATGGTCAGTGGCAATTGATGGTGATACAGTGGTGGTTGGCGCCTATCTGGAAGACCCTAGCGCCATCAGTGATGCCGGATCGGCTTACATCTTTACCAGATCAGGCACCACTTGGACACAACAGCAAAAGATACAGGCCAGTGACGCACAAGCAACTGATTGGTTTGGACACTCGGTGGCAATTGATGGTGATGTGGTAGTTGTCGGAGCCCATCTGGAAGACACTGTTGCAGCCAGCGCCGGTGCGGCCTACATTTTTTCCAGATCGGGCACTACTTGGACACAGCAATCAAAAATACAGGCCAGTGATCCGGAAAACAGCGATTGGTTTGGATGGTCAGTGGCAATTGATGGTGATACAGTAGTTGTCGGTGCTGAACGAGAAGACACTGTTGGCGCTGACGCTGGCGCGGCCTACATTTTTAAAGGTAATACAAATTACCAAACAGGAGCTGATACTCCTGGACAACAATTGTTTACAACTCCTGGAACGTACTCTTGGACAGCGCCTGCGGGCGTTACTGCAGTTAGTGTAGTTGCAATAGGCGGCGGCGGCGCAGGTGGTGCTGCGTACTACTCTGGTGGCGGTGGTGGCGGAGGAGGCGTTGGATGGAAAAGTCGTATTACTGTTGTACCTGGATCAAGCTACACAGTTCAAGTAGGAGCAGGCGGAATAGGAGTTACTGCAAATGCCGGTGGTATAGGCACTCCGGGGGGTGACTCTTATTTTATCGATAATACTGTCGTTGTAGGTGGAGGAGGAGGTGCTGGTCAAGGAAGTTCCGACAACACCAACGTCAACCGAGCAGGCGGCGCAGGCGGTACTTTTGTGGGAGACGGTGGCAGCGCAGGAGGCGCAGGCGGAACATCATCTGGCGATACGGCAGGTGGAGGAGGAGGTGCTGGAGGCTATAACGGATCTGCTTACCTAGGCCCAGCAGCAACAATGGCAACATTAACTGGACGTGGTGTTGGGTTCGGCGCAACAACGTTTGCAGCTCCATTTAACGGTGGTGGCGGTGCTGGTGGGCAGTATGGCAACCCCACAGCGGGATCTGGTGGCGGCGTAGGAGCATTAGGTGCAGGAACCAACGGAAATGTGGCAAGCGCTGGCGGCTCTGGTGGTACTGCTGGTGGTGCAGTGGGAGTTGTGGGTGCTGGGGGATTGTACGGCGGTGGCGGTGGCGGTCAATCCTCCGATAGCAAAAATACTCCTGGTTCTAATGGAGGTAATGGCGCAGTTCGAATAATATGGGGAGCTAGCAGAGCTTACCCGTCAACTAATACTGCGAACGTATAAAATATGACAACAAAGATCTCAACGGACAACATTCAAGCCAGCTCAATGAGCTGGCAGGCAGTGCTGGGCGCTACACCGCCAACTTTACACCACCCACTGCACAACTGGGATTTGACAATCCGGAATAAGGACCAGGACACTGAATGAGCACACTAAATTTCCCCACCAGTCCCAGTCTCAATGACACCTACAGTTTTGGCACCAAGACCTGGATCTGGAACGGCTCGGCCTGGCAACTAAATCGTACTGGTGCAATCAATGACATACCTGTAGGCAACATCACACCAGCTTCGGGTGCGTTTACAACTTTAACAGCCAACAGCACTATCACGGCAGTGGGCAACATCACTGGCAGCTATTTTATAGGTAACGGAAGCCAACTCACAGGCTTGCCTGAGGGATATGGCAATGCAGATGTGGCCGCATACCTGCCCACATACACGGGCAACTTGGTCAGCTTGACTGGCAACGTTACCACCACTGCTAACATTTCTGGTAGCTACATACTGGGCAACGGAAGCCAACTCACAGGTTTGCCTGCGTCGGGTCTGACATGGACCACACAGGCCAACGCTGCTCCTGCCGGGCCAGCACCAGGAGACTTTTGGTATGATGCCTACACTGGCGTCAAATATCAGTATATCAATGACGGCACCAGCAACATTTGGGTAGATCAAAGTTTTCCGACATCATTCAGCACCCTGGCCGTGGCTGGCAATGCCACCATTGGAGGCAACCTGGGTGTGACAGGCAACATCACAGGCGCTTATCTGATTGGAAATGGCAGTCAATTAACTGGACTGCCTGCTGGCTACACTGACAGCAACGTGGTAACATTGCTGAGCTCGTTTGGTAGCAACACTATTTCGACCACAGGCAACATCACTGCTGGCAATGCTGCAACAGGTATCTTCAACGCCAACAGTGCAGTAGTAGCCAATTCTATCACAGTGAACTCAGGCAATTTGACCACAGCCATTGTGAATGGCGGCTCAAATGGTGTGGGCAATATTGGTTCTGCAGCAGGATCATTTAATACTATATTCGCCAAGGCCACGTCGGCACAGTACGCTGACTTGGCAGAAATTTACTCAGCAGATCAGAACTATACGCCTGGCACAGTAATAGTGTTTGGCGGCACACACGAAGTCACAGTCAGCAATGTCAGCCACGACATTCGTGCAGCAGGAGTTGTATCCACCAAGCCTGCCTATGTCATGAACAGCACTGCCGCAGGAGTTGCTGTGGCATTAACTGGACGTGTGCCTTGTCAAGTACGTGGTCCTGTGGCCAAGGGTGAGCAACTGGTAAATATTGAGCCGGGCATAGCAGGTGCTGTGGATTTTGCCCAGTATCGCCCAGGTTGTGTGATTGGCAAAAGCCTAGAAACCATTGAGGATTCAGCAGTGCACACAATTGAAATAGCAGTAGGGAGATATTGATGCCTTTTCCATTAGCCCCCGTCAACGGTGAACAAACCACACAAAATGGCATAGTGTACATTTACAATGCCACTCTGGGTGTGTGGGCAGTGTTGACCAACACTGCTGGCAACATCAGTGCAGGAAACATTGTTGTTACTAACTCTATTGCTAGTGACACAGTGACTGCTACAGGCAACATCACAGGTGGCAACTTACGAACATCCGGAGTGACCATTGATGCTAGTGCGGTCACAGGGGTATCAACACTCAGTGCAACTGGAACAGTAACCGTAGGCAACGTGTCCACAGCTGGCACTGTGAGTGCTACTGGCAACATCACAGGCAACGTGATTGCGGCCAATGTGGTAAACACCGTGGGTAATATTACTGGTGGCAATGTGACCACAGCCGGTAAAATTACTGCCACCACATTTGAGGGCGTATTTCCCTCTGGTACCAAGATGATGTTTGTGCAGACCGCTGCACCAACAGGCTGGACCAAGGACACCACGCACGACAACAAGGCTCTGCGTGTGGTGTCTGGCACAGCCAGCTCTGGGGGTACGGTTGCGTTTACAACGGCATTTGCTTCAAAAGCAGTGAGTGGAACAGTGGGTAGTACGACACTGACAACAGCACAAATACCAACGCATAGGCATCCAATTAGAGGAGATTTTCGGGGAGATTCAGTTGGCGTAAGATTTGGACCAAATGACAGTACTAATGCAACCAATATGAGTCCAGATGGAAATCCTGTTAATACTACTACGTACACAGGAGTTTTAACGGCTTGGGACACTGGCGGCAGCGGTTCCCACAACCACAGCTTCACAGGCACAGCAATCGATATGGCTGTGCAATATGTAGATACTATTATTGCTACAAAGGATTGACAATGAAAATAGAATCAAAAAACCAATGTCCACTCAACAACTTTGAACCCTGCCGCCAACTTGATTGTGCTTGGTTTTTACAAATACGTGGACGAAACCCCAACACCGGCGAGGACATGGACGACTGGGGCTGCTCCATGTCCTGGATGCCAATTTTGTTGATTGAAAACGCACAGATGAGTCGTCAAACCGGCGCTGCAGTGGAGTCGTTTCGCAACGAGATGGTCCGGGCCAATGAGGCCAGCCAGCAGATCTTAATGACTGCTGCACACAAAGCCATTGGAGGTCAATGATGCAAGTCACCATCATTCCAGCAGACGGTTTTGTTTCAGTTGATGGCAAGGGCTACAGCAAACTCGACCTGTCCTTCATGAACGCCAACATCCACGCCTTGCAGTGGTACGACACCGAAGGCGAAATTGAACGCTCTGACAGTCGTGGCCGTATTGTTGCCAATGAGGAGATTACCGACTTAACGCCATACCAGTCAGCGTTGGATGCGTGGCAAGTGGCCAACAATGCAGCAGATGCAGCAGATGCAGCAGCAGAACACACACCCACTAGTGCCTAACATCCAGCTAAATACTTGATTGGAGCCCTGAATATATGTTGTTTGAAGAATTTACTGAAGGCCGCGCTGCTGCACCGTTTAGTGTGGGTGATCCTGTGATCATCACTGGCGACGTGGAATATCAGGGCCGGACTGGCGACGTGCGAGAAATTGGACGTGATGGTGCATTTGTTGTGGTGGACCTCTACAACTATGGTCCCTACAGTTTCCACTCTAGTGATGTCAGTTATAATGACTATGCTGATAGTGAAGATGAACTGAACGAATTTGCGCTGGATGACGGTGATGATCCAACCGAAGACTATCCCTGCTGGGATTGTGGTAGCACCATATTCCTACATCACACCAAGTTATGCGATCTAGCAGAGCCCAATGCCAAAAGAGATTTACCAGCTGAACCTGGAACACAATACTGGACTGGAGAAATTCCAAAAGGTCTTGCACCTATTCCTGGCCTGGCCGAAAGCACAAACGAAGATTCGGCAACAAAAAAGCTAAGTGGCGCAACACCTGCACCTGCACCAAATCCTTATCTCAAAGACATATTGATGCGGCACATTGATGAAGTTAGACACTTTGTAAATACCGGATACATTGATCCAACAAAACCCATGTTTCAAGAACTATACGAGTATTTTGCAAACGAAATTCCCGACTCGGTTCGCCGTAATCCAGCACGATTAGAGCGCAGGATAGGCGACATGATCGCGCCCCACGCCAAGTTCTATGCCATCGCACAAAGCATGAACGAGCAAGGTGTGGCGGAAGAAGAAAAAGTTGGCAACATGCCTGCTGACAAATTCGATGATGCAATGGCCCGCCTTAAAAAGTTGGCCGGTGCAGGCCCCTTAAAAACAGTGTGGGATCCACAAAAGCGTGTGTATAAAAACGTGCCTACTGCTGTACAACCCCAAACACAGCCTAAAAAATGAGACTCAACGAATTTGCCCAACCCACAATGACCTGCCCCAAGTGTGGCGGTCCTGCTTTCACAGACCTAGTTCTGGCAGAAAAGAAAGATGCCTGCTACAACAAAGTTCGCAGTAGATACAAAGTTTGGCCTAGTGCCTATGCGTCAGGTGCCCTGGTGCAGTGTCGCAAAAAAGGTGCTGCCAACTGGGGCAACAAGTCATGAGATTTAGAGAGATTCTTGAATCATGCTGGCAAGGCTATCGTCGCCAGGGCATGAAGAAAAAGGGCGACCGCATGGTACCCAACTGTGTGCCCGTGAGTGAAGAAGCCATGGAAGAAGATCTCAAGAAGTGGTTTCGAGAAAAGTGGGTTCGTTTTGGACCCGATGGCAAGATCCGTGGCGACTGTGCCAGAGGAAGCAGCAAGGAAGGCAAGCCCAAGTGTTTGCCACAAGCCAAAGCACATGCACTGGGCAAAAAAGGCCGTGCAAGTGCTGCTGCTCGTAAACGTCGTCAAGACCCCAACCCCAACCGTAGTGGTGCCGCCAAGAACGTGCCCACCAAGAAATCATGAGAACATACACATTCACCACCAATGGCCGTACCTACACAATTGAGGCCGAAAACTTTCAGGTGGCCAGGGCCCAACTGGCCGAACTGATTGCTGCGGAAGTCTAATGAGAGCACAAGAATTTGTGGCTGAAAAATGGAGTCAGAAATACAAAAGCTCCATCAACTGTGCCAGGCCACGAGGGTTTAGTCAACGGGCTCACTGTGCTGGACGCAACAAAAACGAAGATGAACAACTGGACGAGTTGTCTTTTTTGGGGTCAGAATGTACCAAAGACTGTTCAGGTCATCGTGCTGGCTATGAATGGAGTGCTCGCAAAGGCAACATCCAGGGCACGAGCCCCTACAGTCCCAGTTTCAACAAGGGCGCTAATTTGCGGGCTGCCGGAAAATAATTACACAACTGTTGTTTCAAAATATATAACTGCATGACCAAATTAAAAAGTTTTGGATGCAGTTTTATTTTTGGCTCTGACTTAAATGATGTCAATTTGGAACACAGCCAGGCTTCATCGCAATCAACATGGCCAGCATTGATTGCTCGAAAATTAAATATTGATTATGAATGCCATGCTTTGCCAGGTCAAGGCAACTTTAAAATCTACTGCGACATTTTGGCCAACAGTCGTCTCAATGATGACTCAGTGTATGTCATAAACTGGACCTGGATTGATCGACATGATTATATCAATTCTCAAGAATGTTGGGATACGTTAAGACCTGCTCAAGAAAATCAATTGCAGGAATTCTACTACAAAAATTTACATAGTCAATTACATGACATGATATCCAGCGCCAGTTGGATAGTGTCAGCAGCCGAGCACCTGAACTCATTGAATTGCAATTTTGTAATGACCTACATGGATCACAATTTGCTGATGCCAATTAATCCCAATTGGCACGATCCCAGATATTTAGAAATACTACAACAAAAACTTAAACACCTGTTGGTAGATTTTGATGGTTTGAATTTTTTAGACTGGTCCAGACAAAATCATTATCCAGTCAGCAGCCGGTGGCATCCTTTAGAAGCAGCACATCAAGCCGCTGCTGACTACTGGTTGTCTTACATTCAAAGTCGAGTGTAAATAAAATACAAGCGTTCATTGGCATCGCGCTTGAACGTGTCCAGTCGCAGACGATATTTCTCTGCAAACTCATTTACTACTTCGAAACTCCAAGGAAAAATGTCCACATAAGGGCCAGCCTTGTGTGGGATGCCTGGGTTGGCTCTCAAATAAAACTTACCGCCTGGAGCCAACAAATCCACACAGTGACTGAACCTGGCTTCGATGTCTTCGCGACTGTTAAAGTTGATTGATCCCAGGGCAATGATTGCATCGTAGGTGCCAGGACGAACCCGGTAGTCCAGAATATCTACTTCATAGTCAGCACAGTTGTTGTAGGGATCAATGCCCACAAGATTAGGGATACGGCCTTTGAATGGGTGATACCCACACCCCACATCCAGCACTGCACCAGGATTGGTTTTTGAAATTTCTTCGGCTAAGGCCCAACCTGTGTAGTCGTATTCGCCTGTTCTGGGCTTCCAAATCTCGGCAAAAAATCTGTGAATGTAGCGCTCACTTAGATTGTCTACGATAGATTTCAGTGTGCCCACATAATCGCAGGGCAAACTTAACTCGGCTTCTACCGCGTTCTTAAACTTGCGGTAGCGTGCCGGAGTCCAGGGCAACTGATCCACTTGAGTATCAGGTCCAATAGCACTGCGTATTGTGTCGTACTTGGCCAGGGCAAATGCCTGGTGTAAATTTTTTGTGATTAGAGAGAAAATTTTGGTATTCATAGAAATTTTATAAATAAAGGTGAAATTTTACAAAGTATCAAAAAATTTTTACTTGAACCTTTGTTTTTTTACTACATATTTAAGGAGTATTTAAGATGTTGAAAAAAATTATTGCAGTTACTTGCTTGTCTGCTGCTGTGTTGGCCCAGGCGTTTGAAGCGCCGCGCACGGTGACTGTGACCACAGGATTTGGTCCTGGATCTGGTAACGAAGTCAGTTTTCGTGCTGTTGCAGCCATTGTAGAAAAGCAAAATCCTGGAACCAGCTATGTGGTTCTAAATCGTCCCGGTGCCGACGAAGTGGTTGCCTTGAACTGGTTTACCAAGCTTGAGCCCAAGGGCGATAACTTGTATATCACCAGCCATCAGGGTGTGTTCACCGCCATTGACCACTGGTATCCTGATCAGATCAAATTTAATCCATTTGACATGGAGTTTGTGGCCACTATTGCCAAGAGCCCCCTGGCTGTGGTAGCTAACATCAACAGTCCTACCAACACTCCAAAAGAGTTGCTGGCTCGTATCAAAAATACCCAGCAACCTATCACATTTGGTCTGGGCGCAGGAGCGCACAAACTGGTGTTTGAATATCTCATGGACAAAGGCCAAGGCAATCGCCAACTGGTCAGCAGCGTGATGTATAAAGGTCCAGCACAGGCAGTGAATGACGTGGCCGGGGGACATGTGGAATTTGGTATCCTGCCCACTGCAGTGGCCTATGGCTTGGTCAAAGGCGGCAAGGTCAAATACATTGCACTGGCCGGCGAACAACGCTTGGCTCGTATTCCTGATGTTCCACTGTGGCAAGAAACTGTGCCTGGACTCAACGTGTATGCTGCCTGGGCCATTGCCATGCCACCGGGAACTCCTAGAAATCAAGTGGACCACTACAACCGCCAGTTTGTGGCTGCTATTCGTAGTGCTGAAGCCAAACAGTTCTTTGACGAGAACTTGATGTTTACTGTGCCGGCAGAACATACACCCGAAGGTGTAAGAAAGCATCTAACTGAACTGCGTAAAAAATGGTTTCCTTATGTGCAAAAAATGAAGTTTGATTGATATGCAAAGCAGTTGGCAACAAACCAAACAAACCAGCGCCTATCACTTTGATCCTGCTGTTCAAGACCCTAGATGGGACACAGTGATCGGCCTGGGAAGATTTGCACCTGTATGGCAATCAGAACTGGAACAAATTGTATCAGAATCTGAACCAGCCACTTGGGCCACTCGTGGCTACAAAGGCCGAGGTGTCGAGCCCCCGCCAGAAGATCAAGCTGCCGAAACATATGATCTGAAGAGTGTGGGAGTTGATCCTGCTGCCACAATCACACACTTGAACTGGAATATGCCTCCTGTGCTGCAACGGATCAGCGACCTGTTTGCTCTAAAGGACACCATGAACCGCATTCATGTGCAGCGGCCAGGCGAACTCTGGAACTTGCACATTGACAAACTGCAAAAGTGGTGTCCAGAAGATCCTGATCGAATCATGCGAATCATGATACAGCTAACTGATTGGCAACCAGGACAGTTCTGGGAATACGGTAACTATCACTACAATCAGTGGAAAGCTGGAGATGTGACCACGTTCGACTGGCAGAACGTGCCGCACAGCACAGCCAATGCAGGCCGCCATCCCCGAGTCACACTGCAAATAACTGGTGTGGCAACCGCACAGACCCAAAAGTTTTTACAAACTCTCAGAAATACTGTAACATACACTGTATGAAAACTGTGTTAATCTTAACCGGGCCGCAGGGCTCGGGCAATCACATGTGGAGCAAGATCTTTGCTCTACATCCTGAAGTGCAAGGCTGGCAGGCCTTGCTGGATCAATACTGGCAGGGTCATGACCAAGAGCCTTTTGCCGATTACTGGGTTCGTCCTGATACATTATCCCAGTTTGACTGGAGTCAGAGCGACTGGTATGTGACCAGCATTTCGGTGCCGTATGCTCTCAACGGCACACTCACCGTGCCTGACTTTGCGCAGTTTGTGTCCGCTGTGCAGCAACAGGGGCATGCAGTAAAGATTGCTCTACTGGGCAGAGATCGCAACATTGTGTCCATGCAGGAACAGCGTGTGCGGGGACAGCCTACTTTGAGTCAGGCCCTGCACAGCTATCAACAGTTGACCCCCGATGCTTATCTCAGTTATGAACTGTTGCACCTGTATGGTGCAGCCTACTTGAAAAATGTGGCACAACAGTTGGACTTTCCCATTGACTGGAACAATCCCGCAGTGGAAAAAATACTGGAGGTGGATACCAACAGTAAATATTTCAGTGCTGTAGATCACTATGCCACAGACGATCTTGCACGACTCTCATCAAGGAAATGGCGATGACCAAACGAATTTTAATCATGGGCCTGCCTGGGTCAGGCAAAAGCACACTAGCAGAACCTTTCGCCCGCCTGGTAGGTGGAGTATGGCTCAATGCTGATGCTGTGCGAGCCGAATACAATGACTGGGACTTCACACCTGAAGGACGTCAACGTCAGGCACACCGCATGCGATATCTAGCTGACGGAGTGATCAAAGCAGGCAAGATTGCAGTGGCAGATTTTGTGTGCCCCACCGAAGCTGCCAGAGCAGGATTTGCAGCAGACTATGTGGTCTGGATGGATACTATCGCAGAAGGCAGATTTGAAGATACCAATCGAATGTTTGAAAAACCCACTCGAGTAGACTACCATGTGAGCGAGTGGTTCACTGATACACACGAACAACTGTTCCGTGTGTTCAAAGATTATTTTGAAAAGGAAACTCCCAATGTTTGATTGGAAACGACCCACTACACAGATGTTGGGGCGCTGGCAACCTTGGCATCCAGGACACACTGCGTTGTTTAAAAAGGCCCTGATGGAAACTGGGCAAGTGTGTATTCAGATTCGAGATGTGGGTGGTATCGTGGGTCAGGATGCTGGCGCCGGACGTACTGCAGCACAAACAGACAATCCGTTTGATCTAGACACTGTCAAGGCCAACATTGTTGACGCCTTGGCTGGGGAAGGATTTGTCCACAACGAGGATTATATCATCATGCAGGTGCCCAACATTGTGGACATCAGCTACGGCCGCGGAGTAGGCTACACATTCTCACAGCATGATCTTGGTGAAGAAATCCACAACATCTCAGCTACCAAAATTCGTGCTGAGCTACGAGCTGCGGGCAAACTGTAATGGATGCACCATGCCGAAGCTTGGTCAAAACCATTAGTTGGCGTATCACAGGGTCAGGTGCCACATTCTTGATTGCATACTTGCTGACTGGTAATTTTGCTGTGGCCGGCGTAATTGGGCTCACGCAAATGGTCACCAACACCATACTGTACTATGCGCACGAACGTATCTGGAACAAGATTGCATGGGGGCAGCAATGATATTATTAGACTTAAAAATTATGTCTAAAGTCCATTTACAATGTGAATTTTCAGGCATGGACAGGCTAGAAAATTGTTTGAACAAAGATCATTTTCGTAATTATCCACATAAGGTCGATTATGTGTATAACAGCCGAGGTTTTCGCGACGCAGAGTGGCCCGAGTCTCGAGAAGAATTAAAAAATGCCATATGGTGTATAGGTGACAGCTTTACTGTGGGCGTTGGTAGCCCGTACAATTTTACATGGCCACAGATGTTGTCTGCAGCAACTGGCCGACGATGCATCAATGTAAGCATGGACGGTGCCAGTAATAACTGGATCAGTAGACGAGCACAGCAAATTATTAGAGAAGTTTCTCCCACTCACATGGTGGTGCTATGGTCGTATCTTCATCGTAGAGAATCTGCTGATATTAAATTGCCCGATGAAGATCGTCGAATTTGGGCAACACCAGCATCATACCTGGATGATTTTGCAAATTTTGTGTGGTGTTATCAACAATTGAATACTGCCGAAATATCTACAAAGATTTATAACAGTTCAATTCCTAAATATTCCTATGTGGGTCAGAATCATATCCAGTGTCTCTGGAATAATATAAGAGATCCCAGTTGGCCTGTGTTGTATCCACAACGTAGATCAGAATTTGCAACCTTGCCTGACGATATTCAGGAAGAATTGCTTGCGCAACCAGAAATTAAATCCAATTTGGAATCAGTGTTTGCTCAGGTTGAGTTTCTTGATCACAATGAATTGTTGAATCTGACCAATTTAGACTATGCTAGAGATTATCATCATTTTGATAACATCACTAGCAAATTTTTGATTGAGAAAATTTCCAGCAGTTTATTTTTCAGCAATCAAGGCAGTTGACGTGATACTGTGCCAAAAATTTTGCTCTTTTTGAACGGATAAGTCAATAGATTGATGAGTTAATGGCAACGAAATATTAGAATTTTGGTAGCACCAGTTGTTATAAATTTCCAGGCACTGATCGAAATTCTTTATAATTTTTTGTTTGTCAGCCATGGTTTGTTTTTTGATTGGTGGACCATTCATAATAATTCCAAGATCTATCATTTGCTCGATAGTTTGTTGGGCTAGGTCATACCCTTCTTTTAAGGGCAACAATTGTTGCTGTCTTTCTGCATCCAACAACGAGATTATACCATTTCGCTCAACAGCCTGCATTTCAAATGTCTCCAGGATTTTAGCTGGCAATTTTTCCAATTCAGTGATTGATTCTATTGCTGGCCATTCTGGCAAGGCATTTTTTTGATAGTCTGCCACTAGATCTACTTTGTTCAACAAGGCAGTTTTGATTTGTGGTAACAATATTTCGGGCAATGCGCCAATATCGCTATTGGCATAGTGCATCTTGTTCCAGGAATTAAATGTGATGCCAAAATTTGATTCCCAGGATATTTTGTTTGACTGCGCACCAAATACCGGAAGATCAAGTATAAATTTTTCTATCTGAGGAATGTCTTGTTCATAGTTAAAAAACTTTGCAATATTAAAATATTGTTCGCTCCAGGATATATAGTCTCGATATGCATTTAATTGATTGACAAATACGTCAGAATCGAGTGTGACTCCTGATTGATACATTTTGTAAAATGTATCAACTTTTTCATGCGCAGTGTAGACATTTAATTTTTTGGTAATTTTGTTTAACGTCATGCTGAGTGCATGTTCAAACACATTGGTTCTTCTACATGCTATAATTAAAAAATTTTCATTAAGATAATTGTAGAATGGAATTTGTTCAGCAATTGTGTCTCCGCGGCGGCGAATATGATAGTGCGCAAGCCTTGAAGTTTTGTAATGATTCACACTGTCCAGAAGTTCAACGACTTGTTGCAGGGACTGATAATACCCCCATTTTTTTAATGTGTGTTTACTGACTATCTCTTGATTAAATTCTGGACTGTAGTATTTGCTCAATCCATTGGTTAACTCGTGTAGATTTATCACTGGTCTATCAAATTGATGAAATTGCATATAAATAGTCAACATACGTTGTAACAGCGTACTGCCTACCGCATCAGGTGTCAAGATTAAAACATTCATATGGCGTACTTATGATGTGAGAATCATGTGACCATTTAACTGCAACAAATTGGGATAAATATTTCTATATAACCCAAGGAGCTTCCCATGAAACTAACCGAAAATTTTAGTCTAAGTGAAATGATCAAGAGCGAAACTGCTCTGCGTCAGAACCTAGACAACACACCTGGTGCTGCAGAAACTGCCAACCTCAAGGTCTTGGCTGAAAAGGTGCTGCAGCCCATCCGTGATCACTACAAAAAAGGCATCAAGGTCAATTCGGGATTTCGTCACCCTAACGTTAACGCTGCTGTGGGTGGATCAAGAACCAGTGACCACTGCAAAGGTCAAGCTGCTGACATTGAAATCCCCGGAGTGGCCAACGCTGAACTGGCTGAATACATCAAAAGCAATCTCAAGTTTACACAATTGATTTTGGAATTCTATACTCCAGGTGTTCCTGACTCAGGTTGGGTACATGTCAGCTATGATCCCGGCAACCTCAAGTGCCAGGTCATGACTGCCTACAAGAAAAACGGCAAGACAGTGTACGAACCCGGAATCATTGCCTAACATGTTTGGCGGAACAACTGCTGCCATTCGCATGATTGCAGTGTTGATCATTGTGGCCATCTGTGCAGCCGGTCTCTGGTATGTGACCGGTCTACGTGCTGACTTGGCCATAAGTGAACAAAATTCCAAAAAACTAACTGACGCAGTAGAACAGCAAGAAGCTGCTATGGCACAGATGCGTCAAGAGCAACAACAGATCCGTGATGCCAACAACCAACTCAATACCACTATACAACTACAGAACAAAGACTTGACCAACCTCCAGGATCGTTTTACACAAAACGCTGCTGGACAAAAGAGAGACTTTGGCAAGACCGCTGCTGCTCGTCCTGAAGCACTGGAACGTGCTGTAAACCGTGGCACCCAGAATGCCCTACGCTGTTTGGAAATAGCGTCTGGCTCGCCTTTGACTGAATCAGAAAAGGCAGCCTCTAAACCCAGTGAGATCAATCGTGAATGCCCGGCCATTGCTAATCCTAATTACAAGCCTGCTGTTAGCAACTAATCTAGCAGGCTGTGCCAGCTTTGGGTTGTTCGGTTCGCCAGTCAAACCCTTGACCATTACCACAAGACCTCTGGAAAAAACTCCCCTGGCCTTGCCTGATCCACTGCCACTCAGTACCAAACCCATCAAATGGCGTGTGATAACTCCCGACAATGTGGATGCTGTGTGGGAGCGCCTGGCCCAGGATGATGAAGATATAGTGGTGTTTGCCATCACTGCTGATGGTTATCAACAGCTGGCAGTGACCATTGCTGAACTGCGCAATCTCATTGCCACACAACGACTTATGATCAAGCAATACAAAGACTACTATGAACCTGCACGAAAGGACCCCAAATGAAACTGGCTGTTGTAGCATTGACCCTGGCACTTGCAGGATGCAGCTCTTTGCCGTTTGAGATTCCCAGTTTCTGGGATGACAATCAAGCTGCCAGAATCATTGATGTTAGAAAAAGCATCAACGACCTTGACTGTGCTGCGGCTCATGCACCACAGGTCAAAACTATCCAGCATCATCTCAAGTGGTTTGAACTGTACAGTCAAAGCAAACGTACCCCTGATGTGGCTAGACTGATTCAACCCATGCAGGCCACTGTGGATGATTTCTACCGACGCAGCGTGGAAAATCCTGGTAGTCCTGCCTACTGCGAACTCAAAAAGCGTGTGATGATCACACAAGGTGAAACTGTGGCACGAGCTGTGCTGGGGAGATTCTGATGGATGAATTAAAAAAGCTGGCCGGCTGTGGCCAAGACTGGGCTGCACAACGTGCGCAAATGGCCTTGAGCATTTGTGATTCACATGCTCGTGGTGACATCTCTCGTGATGAATGTCGCGAACTCATGGAAGACCTGGTTCGCACAGACTCTCTTGATCGAGTAGCTGGTGATATAGAAACCAAGACAGCCTTGATCAAAGCAGTCAATGTGGCCATGATGCTGATATAACATGAACAACGAAACCTGGTTCAACAACAAATGGCGTCCGGCCATGGGTTGGACCTACATGATCACATGTGTCATGGATTTTATTGTGTTTCCGGTGGCCTGGAATCTTCTACAAGCCTCGTTGGGACAAACTATCACTCAATGGAATCCACTCACACTACAAGGCGCAGGTCTGTATCACATGGCCATGGGCGCTGTTGTGGGTGTCACGGCCTGGCAACGCAGTCGAGAAAAAATGGCTCGCACCGTGCAACCGGATTGAGTTGACATTGTGATCTGTTTGTTGTACAATACAACACGTGAAAAACTATTATCAAATTTTGGGCATAGACAAGTCAGCTTCAGCTGATCAAATCAAAAAAGCCTATCGTAAATTAGCCAGTCAGCATCATCCGGACAAAGGCGGCGACACAGTCAAGTTTCAGGAAATACAAGAAGCATATGGCGTGCTGGGCGACGACGCACGACGAGCTGAATACGACAATCCCCGTCCACAGTTTTCGGGCTTTCCTGGCGGCAGTGGATTCAACATGCACGACATGTTTGGGCAGATGTTCGGGCAACAGTTTGGACAACCGCAGCAGTCTCGACGCAACCATGTGAGAATGACCATTTGGGTAAGCCTACAAGATGTAGCACAGGGCGGAAGCCGAGCCGTGAATGTCAGCACCTCTGCTGGCTCCAGCACAGTGGCCATCGAAGTACCACAGGGCATTGACGACGGAGACCAGGTGCAGTACGGCGGAGTAGCACCCGGGGGCATGGACCTGGTGGTGCAGTTTCGAATACAGCCTATGGCACAGTGGCGCCGGGAAGGCCTAAATCTACACACCGAACACAGAATCAGCATCTGGGACATGATTCTGGGTGCCGAAGTAGAAGTCACCAACATACTGGGTCACAATCTAGTGGTTCGAGTTCCGGCTGGTACTCAGCCCAGCACAGTCATGCGACTGAAAGGGCATGGCATACAAGATCGGCATGGGCAAAAAGGTGACCTAATGATTCGCATGCAGGCTCAAATTCCCAAAATCATCGCACCCGAAATAGTCACAGCAATACAACAACACCGATCATAATATTGTCAGATTGTTTGTAAATCAGCTACGTAAGTAGTATAATAAACAAACCCCTAAAGGAAATCAATGACCCCCACTCCTGAAATTGAACACATTGTGGATCAAGCTGTGAAAATTGCACAGCAAAAACAACACGAATATGTGACCACAGAACACCTGTTGTTGAGCATAATCCGGTTTGCCCCATTTCGCAAAACAGCCGACGCTTTTGGCGTAGCAGTGGATCAAATGGACCTGGAACTAGATGCTTACATCACAAGCCTGGTGAGCCTGGTCAAAAGCAATGTGGACACACCCAAAAAGACCCAGGCTCTGGAGAGAATTTTTAACCGTGCCAACGTGCAGGTGATGTTTACTGGTCGTAGGGCACTAAGCGTGATTGATCTGTATCTGTCAATCATGAGCGAAGGCAACAGTCATGCACAATACTACATGCTGAAATATGGCATGAAGAAAGCAGAATTTGTGGAGTTCTGGCAAAAGAACTACAAACCTTCTGATGTCAAAATGAGTACTCAGCAGGCTGATGAAGTGTTGACCGAGTACTGTACCAGCCTCACTGCTCGTGCGGAAAAGAATCAGCTGGAGCCCATGATTGGCCGTGGTAAAGAACTGGAAGAAATGATCACTGTGTTGGCTCGCCGATTCAAGGCCAACGTGCTGATGGTGGGCGATCCGGGTGTGGGCAAAACACACATTGTGGACGGCCTGGCACAGGAAATCATTGCTGGGCGTGTGCCCGAGTTCTTGAAAGGGCACGAAGTCTGGAGCCTAGAAATTGGCTCTTTGTTAGCAGGATCCAAATATCGTGGAGAGTTTGAAGAAAAATTCAAGGCCGTGATTGCAGCATTGGAAGCCAAGAAAAACTGTATCTTGTTTGTGGACGAAGCACATACCATGAAGGGTGCCGGGGCAGGTTCAAGTGCAGGACTAGACTTTGCCAACATGTTGAAGCCGGCCATTACCCGGGGCAGTCTCAAGATTGTGGCCAGCACCACCTGGGAAGAGTTCTACGAAAGCTTTGAAAAGGACCGTGCACTCATGCGCCGTTTCTATCGCCTGGCCATTGACGAACCTGATACTGCTACCACAGAACAGATCTTGATTGGACTCAGCCCACGCCTGGAACAGTTTCACAATGTGTTAATTGACACCGAAGCCATGACCACTGCTGTGGAACTGGCCAATCGATATATTCATGATCGCAAAAATCCTGACAAAAGCATTGACATCATTGACGCTGCTTGTGCTCGGGAGCGTGTGAAAGATTCGGGCACTGTAACCATCACACGTGACATGATCGAGGCGCAGGTGGCTCGCATGACTGGTGTGCCCACAGACAAACTGCAGAACGAACGTTCAGCTAAGATTGTGGAACTGGAATCAAACATCAAGCAAAAGCTGTATGGTCAAGACTCAGCTGTGGATGCTGTGCTGGATCGTGTGTACATCAGCTTTGCAGGTATCAGCAACGAAAAGCGACCCATGGCCAGTTTCTTGTTCCTGGGCCCAACAGGCACAGGCAAAACCGAACTGGCTCGCTTGCTGAGTGCCAACTTGGACATGCCCTTGCTGAAATATGACATGAGCGAGTTCCAAGAACGCCACAGTGTGTCAAGCTTGATTGGTGCTCCCCCGGGCTATGTGGGCTTTGAGGACGGCAGTGTGGGCGGCGGCAAGCTGATCTCGGATATCAGCAAGAACCCGTTCAGCATCATCTTGTTTGACGAGATTGAAAAGGCTCACCCCGATGTGTCAAACATCCTGCTGCAGATGCTGGACGAAGGTGTGCTGACCTCCAGCAACGGCAAAAAGGTCAACGTCAAGAACTCCATCATTATCCTGACATCTAACCTGGGTGCTGCTGCCGGTGAAGGCAACATGATTGGCTTTGGATCACAGGAAAAGACCGGCGAAGACGAACGAGCACTCCGGGAGTTCTTCAAGCCTGAAATGCGTAACCGTATTGATCAGATTGTGAAATTCTCCCGCCTGGATACCTTGGCCATCAAGAAAGTAGTGCTGAAGTTCACACAAGAACTGCAGACAAGTCTGGCCAACAAAAACATCCGCTTGACCCTAACCGAAGCTGTGGTGGACATGCTGGCTGACAAGGGCTATGACGCCAAGATGGGTGCACGACCCCTAAGCCGCAAGATTGATCAGTTGATCCGTGTACCACTCAGCAAGCGGATCCTGTTTGATCGACTCAGCGACTGTGACATTGCTGCTGACATGTTGAACGATGATGTGGTGTTTGATGTGGTTGCACACGAGATTCCGGTGGTAGACAATGACGGAATCATTCGTTTCCCCGGAGCCTGACCATGCCACAACCACACCATGAACATCGTAGTCGGCTGTATCACAATCAGTATCTCTATGCTGTGGAAATGCACTACCTGGGTGCTCGATACATCGGTGTGCTGACCCCCGAGCGAGTGACCAGTCAGTACAACAACATGCTGCAGCACTCTTGGCACACACCTGAAGTTGAACTGGTGAATGTGCTAGAAGTGGCACAAGGTCTAATCGATCTAGGCCCCAAGATCAAGTTGACCTCCAGCTGGAACAACATGTTTGTGTACACCAACGATGCTGGTGATTATGAGAGAATTCAAAAGATTCCACATGCGACTGTGGGCAGTTATCGCAAGGCCATGGTCACACAGCCCGCAGGGGTGTTGTTGCGTCGCAATCCCAAGTATCTGTATCGCAGCTACTTTAGAGAAAAGCGAATGGATCCCGAACAGGGCCAGCAATTTTTGCAGTTTGTGATCAGCCGCGGGGACTATTTTAACCTGGACCATGCCACTCGCATGAGACTGGGATTAGGGCGTCACCGCTATCCGTTTGCTCGGCACAGCTACATTGAGCACAACAGCCCACTAGATGTGACCATGATGGAAATGGTCATGCCCGGAGCAATTCGTCAGACCCTACCCATACAGGCTAAATAATACACTATGGCAAAAATCATCGAAGACGTTATCGTCATAAAATTTTCAAAAATTGTCCGAGACAGCGACTCAGACGCAGCTGGCATTGCCGGCGCTGACATTCAACAAGCACTGGAACAAGTGGCTCAAGAACTGGTGGGCGACGCAGTTGTGGTAGAAGTTGTGAGCGCACAATGACCACTCAGGCCTTGCTGACTGCAGTTACCCACGGCACACCCTCGGGCAACTATGACGGGTCCAGTCAGGACTGGTTCTCAGATGCTGTCAAAGCTGCTGACTACTATCGTGGTCGTGGAGGTGTGCAGACCATGGGATTCTCGGTCACAGGGTTTCAGGGCACCGTCACCATAGAAGCCACCTTGGACATGGATCCAGACTCTGCTGCTTGGTTTCCCACACTAGAATATGGCGATGCCAGCACAGTGACCACACAGAACATTTCAGAATCTGTTGTGGGCAACTTCACCTGGTTGCGAGCCAGGATAGAACACTTTGAAGCCGGTGTTATAAACACTGTGACTGTGACCTACTGATACTTGGATTTGATTTACAATTGTCGCTGTGCCATCTAGCAAATGTGCCCGGGGCACATGCAGTATGACATTTAATACACGAGATTCGCTTAGAGTGTGCAAACGCATACATCTCTTTTTGTTCAGGCGTTCTGTTCAACTGTTGCTGCCTAATATATTCTCTACGTTCAGGCGTCATTGACTCGACTGTTTTTTGTCTCAATATTTCTTTTAACTCTTTGCTTATTGGTCCTCGTTTGTGTCCAGTATTGCCTGAAGTTTTACCACGTCTATCAATTGCTTCCTGATGTCTTTTTCTAATCTCAGGATCACTCATTGGATTATTTGTTTTTGTATGGACTGATTTGACTTTGCAATATTCTTGTTTTAGAGATTCATATAGTCTTCCAGTTATTTTATATCTTTGTTGATTCTGATTCTCTAAGTTTGCCATGGTCCAGGCGGCGTAAATCATTTTTTCTTTGTGTGGACTACATACCATTTTAGTTAGCAACCAATGGCATATAAAGTGTTCTCTTGCAGTTAAATCTACCAAATTTTCTTTTCGATTATTACCGCCTAAACTTTTTGGTATAATGTGGTGTCGTTCCTTATACCCGATCAACGATCGAGTTTTAGCTTGTTGGATGATGTTGTTATACCAGGTGGTATATTTGTTGTGTAAATACATTGCTGATGCCCTTTCCCGGCGTTAGAGTAGTTGGATATTACCAGTATCGCGAACTACACTTTTATTTATAAATATATTTATGAAGACTTTAGTAGTATTACCAATGGGCGCACATCCATTTCACCCGGGGCACCTGGCCCTGTATCAGAGTGCGCAACGAGCATTTCCTGACGCTGAAGTGTATGTGGCAGCAACCAACGATACCAGTGCAAGACCATTCCCTTTCCCAGTAAAAGAAAAACTGGCCAAACTGGCTGGTGTAGAACCTGGACATTTTGTACAGGTCAAAAGCCCTTTCCGCGCAGAAGAAATTACTGCTCGTTTTGATCCCAAAAGTGACCGCTTGATTTTTGTGCGCTCAGAAAAAGACGCAGACAAACCACCACAAGCAGGTGGCGTCAAACGTGACGGATCGCCTAGTTACTTGCAGCCGTTGTTGGGTGCAAAGAAACTGGAACCATTTGCCAAGCATGCCTACATGGCCTACTTGCCCACAGTGGAGTTTGGTCCGGGCATGACAAGTGCTACACAAATACGCACAGCCTGGCCTACACTAGACCAACGCAGAAAAACTGCCTTGGTCATGAGCCTGTATCCACGCACACAGGGCAATGCCAAGCTTGCGGCCACAGTGGTCCGACTGTTAGACGCTGCCATTGGTGGTGCATCGGATGTGGCGGAAAGCGTGGAATTCATGTCCGACGCTCAATTCTACGGCGAAATACTGAGTGTGTTGGCTGCTATGGGCGCAGGACTTGCCACAGGTGCTTACTTAAAAGCGCGAGACATTGTGAAAATGTACAACGCTGATCGAATCATGCGGGCCCTAGAAGGCTATCGTGTGGGCAATATCAGCGACAGCGAGCGCCAGGCCCTGACCAAACTGATTGCTGAGTTCAAACAGGCCATGGCTCAGCGCCAGGGAGAGCAAGCACTTGCAATTGCCAAGCAGATCAAAACTATTGCAACCGATCGGACTTCTGTAGCTGAGGGCTGGAAAGATGTTGTGGCAGGTGGTGCCATGGCGCTGGCTGCCATGGGCTCTGGTGCTCAAAGCATGCCCGATATCAACGCACAACAAGTCGAACTCACCAACAAATATTACAAAGTGCTGGTTCAACGTGCAGTAGAAGATGGTAGGACCTTGGATGCTCGTACCAAAAACTTTTTGATGTCTAAGGCACAAGACGCTGCTGCTCAAAAAATTCAAAAGTCAACAGCACAGACCGCCCAAACAAAACCACAATTTCCTGCCCAGGGCAGTGAGCAGCGTCGAGCCAAGGATTTTGATCAATTCGAATCTGCAGACGTGGACGAAAACCAAGGCTGGGCAGCAACACTAGAAACTGTGTCGGCCACAGGCACCACAGCCAATACCTCAGGTTCGGGAGCAGGCATGACTGCCAGCTATCAGCGTCGTGACAATCAGCCCATAAGCGAAGACTATTTGAGCGAGCGCAGGTTGTAAATTTTGCCGGGACCAAGTATACTCTGTAAATAACTTACTTTTACGGAGAACCCAATGGCTGACGCCCAACCCACTACCACACCCCCAACAGATCCTGCTGTGACCAATCAGCAAAACATCCAGGTCAATCTTGACTATTTGAGAACCACCAGGGTTCACATGTGCATGCCCTGCTACGGCGGGCAATTGACCGAAAGCACATTCATGAGCTACATCAAGTGGGCCAACATGGCTCGACAGCTGGGTATTGAATGGACGGTGGAAACCATGACCAACGAAAGCTTGATCAGTCGTGCCCGTAACACCCTCACAGCCAAGTTCTTGGCCACTAAAGAATCCACTCACCTGATGTTTATCGACGCTGACATTGGCTGGGAACCCTGGCACCTGTTGGTCATGATGGACGCACAAAAAGATGTCATAGGCGGCCTGTATCCCATGAAAAGCATGCCCATCAAATGGTGTGTGAACGGTATTCCAGGTGTGACCGAAGACCCCAACTCCAACTTGATCGAAGTCAGCAAGACCGGCACAGGCTTCCTGTTGATCAAGCGTGATGTGTTTGAAAAGCTGGATGCACATCCAGCCACCCGGCCATTTGCCAACGACATTGGCCTGGACGCCAGCCTAAACCAGTACATGAAAACCTACTTTGACACCGCTGTGCGTGAAGGTCGCTACTACTCCGAAGACTGGACCTTCTGTGAAAACTGGCGCGATCTTGGTGGACAGGTCTGGGTGGACAAGCGTGTGCTGTTGCGTCACACAGGTACCTACACATTTGACGCTGCCACACAGGACAAGCTGTATCAAGATCTGCATGCCATGGTGTTGGCCAAGGCCGGTCCCACACACTCCATAACTCCTGCACAGCCCATGCACAACGTGGACCCTGCGGTGTTGACTGCAGAAGCTGCACCTGAAGTGATTGCTGAAAACTACAGCAAGGCACCTGAATAACACACTGCCGAGAACTAATAGTCACATGAAAATTGGA